TGTCTGGTCTGTCTTGTCAATCAATACCCATTGAGCAACATTCTCAACTGCTTCCCAACGATATAACATTGGATAATTTTCTAAATCAGAAGAATCAAGCCATAAATCACCGTATACTAATACTGTGCCGTCGCTTTGTGTTGTAGGTGTTGATGCGCTAACGATAGGTCCTGCAGGATCTGTATTATTACTTCCTGAATTAGCTGGGTGTCCAGTACTGTCATAATTTACATTTCTGTAACCTTTCCAAACACCGCCTTTATTAACCATTATATCAACTGAACTCGGTGTTGAATAGAACCAATGTCTACCATTAGCAGGTAGTTCTACTGGAGCACCTTCATTTGCTACATACTCAAGTTCTACCCAATTAGAAATCAAAGTATAAAACTTATTAGCTGCCGGTTGAGAATTATTCTCTATTTGAACTGATGTAAGTTGGCTGTTAGAAGTGACAACTAGGCGCAAATCGTTAACACCCGTAGTTCCACCTAAAAATTCACCTCTAATTTTTATAACATCACCAGCTGAATAACCAGACGAACCAGTACCGTCTACAGCAACAACAACATATTCATTTGGATTAAGTATCATAACAGTAATGTGTCCACCTTGTCCACTGCCAGTAACAACTTGAGGTTGTAAGCGTAGTGTAGTATCTCTTAGTTGTACAAGTGGACCATAATTAGTATTTGGTCCATCAAATCCTAAATCACTTAGCAAATAGGTTGAACGTAATGTAGTGCTATCAATATCACTAAGTAATATTTCTCCACCTGCTGTATGCGTAATTTGAATAGTTCCTTCATCAGTTAGTGTTGCAGTTGTATATGCAATCTGAGCATTTTGCCAATCAGTAACAAATGAGGCTGCTGTTGTGCCTGTATTAGTAAATATATATCTGGTCGGGAAGTCTCCGACATTATAATTTACACCTGGTTCAAATACACATACAGTAACTTGATTACCTGAAGTAATCGTAGGGTTAGCTACTGTAGTAGTAGTAACAGTAGGTCCTGTAGCTACTCTATACATTAATTTTTGTTTAAATACTTTGTCAACATATTTTAGAAAAACAGTTCCTGCAGGAATATTTTTTCCACCGGAGCTATCATATGCATATGTTGCTTGCGGTTCACCAAGATATGCTTTTGTGTTAATAGAAGACCAAGAACCAAATGTTGTACTGTATTTTGATACTGCTAAGTTTAGTCCATTACCGGCACTACTTGTTTTAAGCCAAACTGATTTATTAGGACGAGGGTATTGCTGACTTGCTGTCCACAATGGCATTTGAGCACTAGTACCTAAGAAATATGTAGGAGGGAAATAGTCTCTTTCTGCAATTCCTAATTGTGTTAATAGAGAACCATCACCACCGTGATTAGATAGAGTATATTTCTCTGTATCTCCACAGAAATAAAGATTTATTGCGCCATTTTTAACTTCAGCTCTAACATTTAGTAATTCCCAACTATTAATCTGATCTGCAATATCAGAAACAGTGTCACCTGAACCCACTGTAATTTTAATTGTTGATGTTGGTCTATAATAATTAAGAACATTCGATGTGATTACTAAATCAAAACTATAGCTAGAAGTAAGTGTTGGGTTAGATACAGTACCTACAACTGCCGGGATGTCATTTTGCCAATCATAGCTACCTAAAGCTACCCAAGTATTGTTTGATGTTTTATAAGAATAAGAATAGTGAGCACTATCTGCTAGATTAGCTGAATACATTGCATTTACTGCATAGTCACCTATATTACCTATAGTATCTAACGGAACTCCAGCTGATAATTGAGCAGAACTTGTAATTACAAACGGGGTCTGTTCAACAAACTTACCAGAAACAGCATTGAATTCATAAATTCCCCATGTTGAGTTTGTAGTATCTACCCAATGTGTTCCATCCATTGCTTCACCAGTAGGTCTAGAAACTGATCCTACAAATTCAGACAAGTCGATATCTGCTCTTAGAATATAGCAACGATTTGTTGAACCTAATAATGAATATGCGGCTAGTAAACCATATTCGTTTAATTCGTAACCGTGAATTGGTGTTCCATTTGTCGTTTTGTAAAAGAATGGATTACCAAACAATGTTGTCAAATCACGTTGACTTGTAACTTGATATAATTTATTTGCATTTGACTTAATTGTTCCTTGTGCTATTGCAGTTCCTGCCGCATTTGCTTTATTTTGTGCTGATGCGACAATTAGTAACGGAACAGAATTTGTAGCGGCCGGTAAATATTGACTTTGATCAATAATATTTACTTCTACGCCTGGTGATACTAGTGCCATGTTATTTTTCCTTTATGTTATGATTATGAGGGTTAACGCCCTAACGTACTAATATTTAGTGTAAATGGTAAAAAATCACCATTTACCGTACCTTCGAAGGCTAAAAAGCTAAATACAACATGAGACCTATCTGTAAAACATGCGGAAAGAATAATACTGCTGTAAATTATAAACGTGATGGTGTCACACACTATCGTAGCATGTGTGATGAGTGTGGTCGTAAGAAAAATAAACTTAAACCAAGAGAACCGAGTTGGCAAAAAGCAGGATACAAGAAAAAAGCCACATGTGATTTATGTGGCTTTAAAAGTTTATATCCTACTCAGACTACAGTATTTCACATAGATGGTAAATTAGAGCATACTGAATTTACCAATCTAAGAACAATCTGTTTAAACTGTGTTGAAATAATAAAAAGAAAAGAAGTTAACTGGAGACGGGGAGATTTAGAAGTTGATTAATAGTCTTGTGCAAATCATCTATTGATCCATTATTATCTACATAATGATCATATTGCAATCCCACACTACTATATTCGCTTGCATGTATTTTCAATTTGTCTAAGTGTGACTTACTAAGCGACCACTTGCTATTTCCATCAGGGCCGTAGTTATATGCGATTGCAGAATCGTACCATTCAGGTCTTTCACCTCGTTCTACTCTAACTGTAACTCCACCCGCATTTTTGATAGCATTGACTTCATTAGCAAAACGACAGTCAGTAATCACAATATTATCTTTAGCTTTACGTAATTGATTTTCTACACTTGCTACCCAGATATCATTGTGAAATCCGTTACGACAAACTTCTGTTCCCCATTGTTGTAATACCCATCTAGGGGTAAGTTCAGGGATATTTAAACGTTCACTCCACCACACATCTAGTTGCTCACGCCACTTTCTACTGGATTTAGTAGTGCCTTCAAGTAATTCACGGTCCCAACCAAAGACTGAAGCGCAAGCATCTTTAAGTGTACCTGCAAAACTAATTCGTTTATATCCGTGAAATGTAGTGAGATAGTCGGCTATAGTATCTTTACCGCTACCAATGAACCCTGTAATACCAATAATCATAAGAAAAAGCCCTCGTAATACTTATTATATTACAAGGGCATGACAATAAAAAGTGTTTAGGTTAACCTTGTACCCAAGTCAATGGTTGGCTATAATCTACATAACGTTTTAAATCTTCAATCAATGCGGCTTGCATTTCTTTGGCTTCAGCTTTGAGAGTCCCACCATTTAAACTAGTGCCGCCACCTGGACCAGCAATAGTGCCAAATTTTTCTCGGGCTTCACCTAAGGTATATTTTAATTGGCTAAGTGTCCAATCACCAATCCAAACACCGCTACCCGGGTCTTGAAGTAAAGTAGATTCAGGTCTTTGAATGTCTGCCCAAATTAAGATTTGTTCTCCGCTACCTTTAATATTTCTGACCAATCTAATTTCTTTTGTTACATTATTGAAAGTGAAAATAACATATCCACCGAACATACGTGCAACTAATTCAACATATCCTGCATAGAAGTCATATGTTGCTAATCCACCAGCTGAATTGTAGTTTAGTAAATAGGTGTTGAGAATAGCACTACTAAACGGATCAAAACTAGTTGATCCGGCACCTGTCTCCATCCCGACAGTTCGACGGAATACTTGTCTTACATTAATAAATTCTCTAGGAAGTGTGTAAACATCTTGATGTTCTTGCAACGTTAATAATGTATATGCTTCTTCTGTTGCATTTTGCGCTCGTTGACGATATACTTGTACGGCATATTTATATGCGGCTTCGTAATGTTCAGGATCTAATTCAACATCAACAATACCCTCGCCCATACGAAGGCGTAAATTTCTAAATAATTCTTCTTTTAATGCGTCTAAACTAGTTGATTGCAGAATTGCCATTGTGTTCTCCAGATATTGTATTTATCTGGAGAACCGTTCATCTTACAAATCGCCTTCTTGCCTATTCTCACTATTGAATACATTGAATGAGCCTCCGGGATATCGGCTTTCTAACTTCTTCACATTCTCAGCAATGACTTCATCGGGATCAAGGCGGAGTGCCCTGCAAGCATTGATCCAGTACCACATGATATCACCAAGTTCACGTTTCATGTGAAACACGTTATCTTCGGTAAGTGCTTTTCCCTGAAAGATAATCTTTTTAGGAATCTCAATAAACTCACCTGACTCTGCCGCTAGCCCTAGGCAGGCTGTAATCAACAACGGCAAGTTAACATCAGGTCCATGTTTCATTATGCCAGCGTCTGCATCTAATTCATAGTTTGCATCCAATCGGTCTAGGGTGTCCATAAAAGTTGTCAAGTCGTTACTTGGTTGACTCGTTACAGCCTCTACAAATTCACTATATTTTTTTAAATCTACATTCATTTTATTAAATCCTTAAACATTTCTTTTCTACCGGGTACACCGATTTGGTTATCAAAAATCTCTTTAGTCCTTTGCAACATTGCACAGGCTAAAGCTAATAAATCTCTATCATCGTCTGTCATTTGAATGCATTTATCTACCGGCTCCATCATTTCCTGCATTCGTTTTACAACATCATAATCGTCTGACATATTAAAATGCTTTCAAAATAATCATATTCTCATTGAACCTACCATTAGGTGCAGTCGCTACTGCTTTAATCTCTTTAAAGTACTTACGTGCCGCAGGCTTAGAACCCATCAATTCTTTAATCTGCTCACCCGGCTTACGCAATGTCTTAATTTCACTTGCGTTATTATCAAATCCTAGGATAGTATTGCCTTTAACTGTAAAAGACTTGCTATACTCGTCAGCAATGTAATGATGCACTTTGCGTTTTGCGGTATCATAAACCCATGCCTCACTTGCACCGTGCAACTTAGTTGGATGCACACTAATCAGTTCAAGTTTGTTTACTGGATCCTTAAATTCTTTCAAGTACTTGAGTTTAGCAACAATCTTCTCAATCGGTACTGCTTTGCGTTTG